GGCGGCGCGGCGATGATCGGCTTCAGGCGGTTGGCGAGCGCGCGGCGCTGCGCGGCCTCGGGTTCCTTCAATTCGTTCAGGATGAGCACCTCAGCTTCAAGCTGATAGCCCCACTGCGACGCAAGACCGTCATTGTCCAGCATCCCCCGGTTGCGCAGGTCCGGACCGCATACGGCCCACAGGAACGGCGCCCACAGCGTATCCTTGCCGCAACCCTGATCGCCACCGTGAGGGATCGCGTGATTGATCTTGATGGACGGGTTTTGGACCTTGAACGCCATCACGTCCAGCACGTGCGCACGCTCGTCGGCATCCGGGATGAGTCGCTCGCAATGCTCGAGCCACGGCGCCACGTCACCCGACCCGACAGCAGGCCGCGCGTCACGCCAGCGGTTCGCGTAGACCTCGCCATCGCGCGAGACAAGCACGCCATCGCCCGCGGCGTAGGTCAGCCCCGCGAGCGCCCGGGCGCCCATGGCTTGCCGGTTCTCGTCGAAACAGACGTACGCCTCGATTTTCCGGCCGTTGTGGATGCTCTTGCATGACACGTGCCGGAATGTCGCGTTGAAGGCCGAGCGCGACAGTTCGCGGCGCGTGTCCAGATCGAAGTAACTATCATCGGCTTGGATATACGCGAAGCGGCGGTACCAGTCGGCCTTTTCGATCCGCCCGACCTCTTTACGCTCGACCTCCTCGATAATCGCCTTCGCGTCGTCGGTGAAGAACGTGGTGGGCTCCAGTTTCTGGAGGGCATCGGTCATGACGGACGCCATCAGATCGTCGCGGATCCCGCCCGAGTGCGCAGGCCCGCCTTGCGCCGCGACCCACGCGAGGAACGGCGCAGTGCCAAACTCCACGCAATGCGAGTGCAGGCAGCAGTACGAACGCGTCGCGGGGTGATAGCGGCCTTCCGGATTGCCGTCCGTGTGTTCGGCGCTATTCGGGCAGATCACGCCCGCCCAACCCTCCGGGTTCGGCTTGGCGAGCACGAGCCCCTGCTCGTTGAGCCACGCGAAGACGTCATCGGTGCCCGTGTCATGGACGCGGATCGGGCGGATGCTGCTCACAGGCTCGCCCGGCGTCACGCCAAGCGCCGTGCAGATGTCGGGCAGCGTGAACATCCGCTCGGGATGGAACGTTACGAGCCGGGCGGCGAAGTTCTCGCGGCCGGGCTTCAGGTTCACCGATCCGGGCAGACGGAAGTTGCGAACCGCGTTCGTCGCGCCCGGGTCGGTGTAGCCCGCCTCGGCGATCGCGCGCACGGCGGCGGTAAACTCGGCCTTGGTCGGCTGATCTTCGGTGAACGCGTAGCCCCACTGGTAGTTACCGGGCGAGGTCTCCATCTTCCACGTCGGCGCAAGCGGTGGTTCCTTGCTCTTCGTGCCGACGTCATCCAGCACGAGCGCAAGACAGTATTCGCAATTGGCCGAGGCGGCGCTGACGCGCCCGTCCTCGAAGCGATCCACGATGAAGGACGCGGTGTTGCCGTACCACGCCTGCCCCGGCTTGATGCGTTTTAGGTCGGGCAGCGCGGCCGGCCAAGTACACTTGACCGCCCCGTCGGCGTGCAGTTGAATCGCGCCGTCCTTCAAAATAGGCTTCTGCCGCACGATCAGCGGCGTCTCACCCTCGGGAGCGAGGGATTGTAAAAACTCAAGGAAACGGATCAGTTCGGCGTTGTCAGTCATGGTTAGCCTTATTCACGGCTTCGCCTGCGGCTGCGTGTAATCGCACGAGCGCGTGCCAGTATTCGGAAGGGATGCGATAGGGGCGGGTCCGCCAATGTCTCACTCGGTCGGCGGTGACGTCAAGCGCCAAAGCGATGTCGGCCGATGACAGTCCCCACTGTCGCAGATCGTCGAACAACTCCTCCTTATCAAGCTGCGGATCGATTTCCGGCGCAAACTCGTGCTTGCGCACACGGACCACGACCCGACCCTCCTGGCGCAGCGCGATCATTCTTTTGTCCTTGATCGGATCACGTCGGCGCAGTCCTGCGGACGCATCAGGTTGTAGAATTGCACTTGCTCGCACGTTTTCGCGCACGCTTCGCGTTCAATTCGCGTGACCATCTCGGCGAAGAGTTCGAGCGCCTCGGTGCTGAACTCCCACACGCCCGGCGAACGCGTCCCGACGCACGCCCGCGCGGCAAGGTCAATGACTTGTTTTCGGTTCACGGCGCCCCCGTTGCTCTGCTTCTAGTTCGCGTAAATCCATCGCAACATCCGCCACGCCATGCCAATCGCATCGCGCGATCATGACGAACAAGTAATCAATCAGAATCTTCCGTTGCGTTTCGTACTGTTGAAAATCAGTCATCATCTAGTCCTATCCAAAGCGCGACCAACGGCGCACCGATCACCAGCACGCCCAGCACGCCGTACAGCCACACAAGTTCTTCGAGGGTCACATCGTTCTCGAACCCGGCGCAGGCGCGCAAGGCCAAAGTTTTTTGAACGCGTACATAATGTGCGTGCTCGCCAATAGATGCCGAGCGGCCGGCACAGACTCAAGGTGTTGCCGCATGATGTCGCGAGCCTGCCCGGCGGTAATCTGCGGCGTGCAAAAGTGCGTGCTCTGCCCCACGTCTATCGCACCCATGACGTAACCTAGTGCAAGGCTGCGGTCCATCTCCGACACGCTGCGAATCTTGTCCAATAGGTCGTTTCCGGTCCAGAACTCGCCGGTATTCTGCGCCCGCGCGTCCGTGCATGCGAACGTTACCGCGGCGGCAAGCGTCATCGCACCTAAGCATCGCATTATTTCACCCTCCAAACTCGCACGGTCGGCGGATCCACACTGAAGTCCGACCGCGTAGCGAATCGACGCCCGGTCTGAATGCGCACCGTCTTAGCAATCGCCAATGTCGGCTTTGTACCAAGTGGCGAGACAAACGAATCATTCACTTCCATCGTCTCCATTGCACGCTGCACCGCAAGATGCGGCCCGCGACGCGGACGTCCTCTTGCGCCCGGCAACGGCACGTCCTTCTCAAGCACAAGGTCGTCCTTAGTCATACGCACGATCGTGCCCGTGGGTCGATATACGGATTGGATGGTGTCCTCTCTAAAATGGGGCGGGTTCTTCGGGCGGCGGCGGTTCGGGGCGGAAGCGGCCCGGCTTTTGACCGCATGGAAAGGGCCAGCCGGGCGGCAGGGGCGGACGCTTAGTCATCGAACACCCCGTTGTACTTGATGGACTTGCGCGTGACTTGGATCAGCGCGAGCAAACTCTCGCGCGAGTGCCGCATCTCGCGACCGACGCTGTCTTCAAGGAAGTCCGACGAGCCGACCAACAGGTCGGACAGTTCGTGCAGAACACGCTCGGCCTTCTGTGACGTGGCGATGATGGTCATCCAACGGTCGGTCTGTTCTTGCTTGGTCATGGTGTCGCTCCGTGTTATGGAGTCTCTACTGTAAAACAATCCGGTACAGAAGACTGTGAATTATTTCCCATACCGTTTCATGATGGCGATCTCCGCATCAAGCGGCAGTTGCGGCGCCCACGGCGGCGGTTTTCGCATCAGGCGCAGCAGATGCTCGGCGGCCGATTCGGCATGCCAGTCGGGCACCTCCAGCACGATCTCATCATGCACGTGCAGCACCACGGTCTCAAGATGCCGTAGCGCGTAGCGCAGGACGTCGTGCGCGGCGGCTTGGCAGATGTTCTCCGCGGCCAAGCCTTTCCACAGCCGCGCCCGGGGCCATTCCTTCGCATCCGCTGCCGGCTTCCAGGCGGCTTTAGCGTAGGTCACGCCGTCCTCTTCCAGCTTGGCGAACGGGTAACAGAGGATGCGCCCCGAGGGCAGCGCGTACCATAGGTGCTGACCGTCGAACATGTACACGACCCGACCGGCCTCGAACTCGTGCCCGGGGTTGCGCATGGCGCGTGTGTAGGCGGACTCAAGCGCCTGCCAGTACATCACGGCCCACGCGTTCGCCCGACGCCACGCGTCCACCATGCGCCGCGCGTCCGACTCGGGCAGGTGTACGCCGTAGATCCGGCCCATCGCGGCGAAAGCGCCCACGCTGCCACCGTAACCACAGGCGAGTTCTTGCACCTTGCCGATCTGCCGTTGCTCCTTATCGACCTGATCGACCGGGACGTTAAACGTGCGGCTGGCGTTGACCTTGTAGACGTCCTCGCCCACGCGGAACAGGTCTAGCTTGGCCTCCGAAGTCGGCGCGTTCGACAGCCACGGGTTCATGCGTGCCTCAATCGCCGACCAATCAGCTACAATCAGTGAATGGCCGGGCGCAGCCATCAGCGCAGGGCGGAGCATTCCCTTCAGCACGTCCGTCGCGCGCTTGCCGTACTTCGGCACGATCTGGTGGCCGCGCACCATCGCCTGCCGCACTTCCTCCGGCTCCGCTGCCGTCTTGCGGGTGAAGTTATGCACCTGGGCGCCGTAGGATGACGCGCGGCCGGTCGCGCTGCCGCCGGCGAAGACGAACGCGCCCCGGACGCGAGCGTCCTCCTCATCAGCCAACGCCGCAAGGCGGTTGAACTTCGCCACGCTCGATGACCACAGGTCGTCAGCGCACTGCACAACCTCGGCCACATCGGGCGGCACTTCGTCGGGTTGCTCTTCGGCCAGCGCGAGCAGGTTCGCGCGGATGGTCTTGTCGATGCTGTATTTCTGTTCGCCGTCCTTGTAGACGGTCATCAGCTTGACTGCTTCCTCGCCGACACGCGCCAGCACCCACTCGCGCATCTTGGGGCTGCGGACGGAGGTGATCTCGCCCTCCGTCACCTCGGCGACGATCGACTCAATCTCCTCCAGTTCCTCGCTCGCATAGCGCGCGGCGGCCTCGCAAAGCGGCACATCGACCAGCACGCCCCGATCGTTGATACGCTCGTTTATGTGGTAGTCCAGCAGTTCTTCGTCCGACAGGTCGCGCATGCCAAGCGAGATAGCGCGCATCGCGCGCACGTCCTGCTCGCAATAGCGAATCAGTTCGGCCAGCAGCGCCGCGTCGGTGCGGAAGGTGCCATCGGCCTGCGGGACGCAGAGCAGCCGGATCAGTTGCGCGCCGCGGTGGTCCTTGCGCATACTCGCCCCGGCGAAGCGCCCGACATCCTCCAGACTACCCGGCGCGCAGTTAGCGCGCGCCTGCGCTGCGGTGCAATAGAACTGCTCCAGCTTGAAGTTGATCTGCAACACGTACCAAAAAATAAGCCGCTCGAAGGCGGCGTTGTGTGCGCATATCTGGCCTGTGTGCTCGCGCACCCGGTCCGGGAACGGCTGGTCGGGCGTCCAGGTGACGACCTCCTCCTCATCAAAGGCGTAGGACATGCACAAGACCTCGGTACTCGGGTCTTGCGCGTAGTTGTAAACGCCAGCGGTCTTGAGATCGCACCGGCTGCGCGTCTCGAAGTCGATCCAAAGAATGCTCATAGGTCGAGCTTGAATTGGTAGACGTGCGTCGGTGGTGCGCTGTTCATCGCGGCCTGCACGACCAGTTGCGAGGCGGCGGAACGGATCTGCATAGCGGTTTCAAGCGCGGCCTTATAGTCGGGCGCGTCGATGTGCTGCTTGTACTCGTGCAGCAGATGGCACAGGTCATCATAGGCGTGCATGGTTTTCCCCTGTTTTATCAGACGGCGGGGGCGTCCAAGAACTGGACACCCCCGGTACGGCTAGGATGATGTCCAAGAACTGGACGCCATCGCTGCTACTTAGACCGCGCGGCGGCGACGCCGAGGCGCGTCGTCACCGGCAGGAGCGTCGTCGGCCGCGGGCGCGGCATCGGCTTCGCTCTCTCCGTCCATCCCTACCCACTCCACGATCTCGAACACGGGCGTATAGATCCGCCCGTAGATCTTGTGCATGTAGTGATCCTTCTTCAACCGCACGACCGGTACGGGCTTGGTCTGGTCCTTCTCGACCTGCGCGGCGATCTCCATTGCAAGGGTCTGGACCGCACGCTTGCCACCGACCGAGACTGAACCGAAGCGCGCTTCCATATCCTTGTCGTCGCCCGACAGGCACTTGAGCGACATACCGACCTGCACCTCCCAACCTTTCCTAGCGTTCGGCGGCGCCGGGTCCAGCTCCGGCAGCGGTTCCGTAACACTGACCATCTTCTCGCCAAGCACCTCACCGTCACCCCACGCGATATAGCCGTGGACAAACGAGAAGGGATTGACGGCCCACGTCGAGGAGTCCTCGACTTCCGTCTGATCCGCACCGTAGACCCAGTGCCCGGTCTTGTCCATTTTCAGGATGACCGCGCCGACCGGACCGACGTCCGACTCAAGTTTGCGCAACGCCGTGGAAAGCGTCGCAACGGAGGGAAGGTTCGCGTTTTTGAAGGTAACGATATTCGACATCACTGTACTCCTGACTAGATTTTAGAAAGGGCCGCGGTCAACTGCCGCCCGATGTTCAACACGGCGGGCCGAGGATCGCTCTCCGGCGCCAACGTGTTCCCCGATGATACCGCCACAACAAGGTCGTTGGGCAATACCGTCTTGGACTTTTTAAGCAACTTTTCCGCTTGCGCCGGGCTGATCACCTCCGGGTCTTTAAGCGCCTTAACGCCTTGCGCGGTCAGCCAGTCGCGCGCCTTGGCGTCGTCGGCCCAGTGTCGTTGAGCTTGCTTCGGTACAAGTTTATACCCCGGCACCTTCACATCATTCTCAAGCAACTCAAACGCCAGCTTGCGCAGATCCTTGACCCAGTCTTCAATCAAGTCGGCCTGCTGGAGCATCGCGCCCAGTTGCGCTGCGTCGATGTTCTTCAGCGCGGTCTTCGCCGCGCGCTCGACCGCGCCCGTCATCGCCGGGCAGATCGGCTTGGCGGCGCACCAGCGGCAGTGCTCGCCCGCCTCGATCGGCGCGTTGGGCTGCTGCGCCAGATTGACCGCGCGCAGCAGGTCCGCCTCGAAGCGGTCCAGCGTCTTGAAGTCAGTCGCCCATCGCTTGATCGCAGGTGGCTGCACGATGATGAGTTCAAGTTCGTCGGTATCCTTGAACGCCCACTGCGTAGACGCGGTGCGCCGCGCGGCCGCGGCGTAGAAGAGTAGCTGCTTGTTCTCTATCGCAGAGACGGCGACGCCATCGCCGAACTTCCAATCAAGCACGATCGTTCGCTTGCCAAGCCGCCCAATCACATCCACCGATCCGAACGCGCCCGGGATCAGATCGCCGAAGCTGACGCGCGACTCAACCTCTAACTCCATCTCTTGCGCCGGGTCGATCTCGTTCAGCGCGTCTAGCGCCGGGCGCAGCTTGTCGTCGATCAAGTCTTGCGTGAGCGTGATGTCCTGATGCCGCCGACCGAGATAGTCTTCGGGCTTCAGGTTAGGGAATGACAGAATGTCGCTGATCGTATCGTGCAGCAGCGTACCCTTGTCGGCGTATTCGCTGCTCGGCCGAGGCGGCATCTTGGCAACGAGCGCCACACTGCCGGGGCAGCCGATCACGCGACTCGCGGTCGAACCGCCAACTAGATTAGAGTGCGCCGCGACTTGAGCCATGAGACTGTCCTTTCCTGTGATCGAGGCGCTACTATCGCGCGTGTGCGTAGGGTTGTCAAGAAGTTTTGAACCATGTAGGATGCGCCGATGAAAGAAAGCGACATCGAACGGCATCTGGTCTGGTACGTCGAGCGCGCAGGCGGACGAGCGTACAAGTTCACCTCACCTTCACAACGCGGCGTCGCGGACCGCATTGTCTGCCTGCCCGGGGGCGATGTGTGGTTCATCGAGTTGAAGGCGCCGCGGGGCCGACTGTCACCGTTGCAGAAGATGTTCGCCGACGAGATGGCACGGCTCGGTCAGCAGTACGCCTGTCTTTGGTCTAAAGAACAAATAGAGGAATGGTATGAGCGCATTAGATAAGCAGGTCGCGGGCGATCACTACCGCGCGATGGCGATCCAGCCGGTTGAGTTCATCACGCAGAACAAGCTCGGCTTCTTGGAGGGCTGCATCATCAAGCGCGTTTGCCGCTGGCGCAACAAGGACGGCGTGCAGGACTTGCAGAAGGCAATCCACGAGCTCGAACTGCTGATCGAACTGGCGCAGCGCGAAAAATGAAGCTGCGCCCATATCAGGAGGAGGCGGCCGACTTCCTTTATGAGCACGACCGTGCGCTCGTACTAGCGCCAGTCGGCGCGGGCAAGACGGCGATCACGCTCAAGGCGATGCATGACGCATTGCGAGATGATCTTGTCTCGCGCTTCCTTGTGCTCGCCCCGAAACGCGTCTGCACCGACGTCTGGCCGGTCGAAGCGCCGAAGTGGACGCCTGAACTGCCCGTTGCACTGGCGGTCGGCACACCAGCGCAACGCCTCGCGGCGCTCGCCTCCAATGCGCCGATCGTCGTGACAAACTACGACAACTTGCAATGGCTCTGCGAGCAGGATCTCGACTTCGATGGCGTCGTTTTCGACGAACTGACGCGGCTTAAGAACCCATCCGGCGCGCGGTTCAAGGCGCTCGCCAAGGTCATCGACCCAATGACAACGCGATGGGGGCTGACCGGTTCGTTCACCTCGAACGGCTTGGAAGACTGCTTCGGGCAGTGCAAGATCGTCGATCAGTCGTTGCTCGGACGTAGCAAGGGCGCGTTCCTTCAGCAGTATTTTGTTTGCCTGAACCGCGAATACGGCGACTGGGCACCGCGCAAAGGCGCGCTTGAGGCAGTGATGCAGCGCATCAAACCGGCGACGTATCTGCTGGAGCCGGGCGAGTATCGCGACACGCTGCCGCCGCTGCACACGGTCGAACTGCGCTGTACGCTGCCCGACCGTAAACCCTACGAGACGATGAAGAAGGACTTCGTGGTGCAGTTCGACACCGCGCAGGCGGTCGCGGCGAATTCAGCCGTCGTCGTGGGCAAGCTACAGCAGATGGCGTCGGGGTTCGTCTACGACACGCAAAGAACACCAAGCGACACGCCCGGCAAGTTCACGACCACGAAGACGGCGGTCTGGTTCAGTGAGCACAAGTTCGAGCGCCTGGACGAACTGTTGGAGGAGAACCAGCGTGCGAGCACGATCGTCGTCTATAACTTCGCCGAGGAACGCGACGAACTAATGCGGCGTTACCCGCACGCGAAGACGATTGACGGTAACGTCGCCGCGTGGAACGAAGGCAAGATCGAGCTACTGCTGCTGCATCCCAAGAGCGCCGGGCATGGGCTGAACCTTCAGCACGGCGGCTGCCGGATCGTCTTCCTGTCGCTGCCGTGGTCGCTGGAACTGTACGAACAGACAGTGGGTCGGCTGCACCGCAGCGGGCAACGCCATGATGTGTGGTGCTATGTGTTGCTTACAAACAACACGGTTGACGAGCGCATTTGGGCGGCGCTGCACGACAAACGCGCGATCAGTGACCTTGCAATGGACGAACTGAAATGAGACCGTATGTCGTTAAGCAGTGGAAGGCCAAGCTTAAGGCCGCAAAGGCGTACCGAACGCGCTGGCTGAAGCAGTACAACCAAGCCGAACGGGCGCTTAACAAGATCGGCAAGACGATTAACGAACTGGAGAAAAAAATTGAAAACGAACTGGCGCGACCTTAACAAGCAACTTCCGTTTCTATCGGAGCAAGAATTGCTTGACCTGCTGAACGCCGAGCGCGCTGGCGCCCGGCGCAGCACGGTCCTTGAACGCCTGCACCAACGCTACTGCTCGCTGCGCATGACGCGCGAGCGGCAGGAGATCCTTAACGAGGCGAAGACGTTGTGATTTCGAAGTGCGGCGCGTCGATGAACGGCCGCTTGCCTTCCTTGCGCCGGGCGTCGATGTAGAAGTTCATCGCTTCTTCCATCGTTCCCGGCCACAAGCGGATGTCGGGCACGTTCCAAGCGGCGCCCCACCGCAGCGGGACTTGCTTCTCAAAGGCCGCGGTCCGCATCGCGTCGGCGATGTTGTCGTAGAGGTTTAGTTCCCAGGACGCGCGGCCTTGCAGAATCGCCACAAGATCGACGGCTTGGCCGACCACGTGCTTACCGCCAACGCGGATCTGCGTTGCGCCCTGGTTAAACAGTTCCTCTTGCCGCGCGGGCGACCGCAGTCCTTCAGACACGGCGAAGTCAACGGTCGTCAGTTCAATCGCGCGCTTGACGACCGCCACTAGGCGAGGATCAACGCCTTCGAGTCGCGAGAGACTGCGGGCAGAGAGGGCGAACGTCATGCGTCGGGCGAAATCATGCCGACCAGACCGGCGACGGCCAGACCCACGGTGATGATCGCCTCGCCCATCGCGGGCGCGATCGGCAGACCCGCGGCGGTCAGGAACAGGATAGCACCGCGCCAAGTGGACGGCTCACGCAGACGAGCAAGGATGTAGCTACGCATGTGACACTCCTTAGTGTTTACCGAAGAAAAACCCAACAAGCCCCGTCAGCATAGAACAGAACCCGATGCCAAGCCATAGCGCCCCCTTGGAGCGACTCGCCATGTCGAGAAGCTGCTCCATCTGACGCTCCAGCTTGTCCATCTTCTTGTCCATGTCCTGCACCTTCTGCCACAGGACACCGTACTTGACCGGATCAATATCGGGCGTGTCCATCGCTATCTCGCTAGGGCGTTCTGTGACTCGGCCTCCGGCGCGAGCGCGTTTTCAGGCCGGCTTCGCCGCGCCATCTCACCTCCAACACCAAGCGACACGGCGCGGCTAGCGGCTTTGGGGATCTCTTTGTATTGCCCTGCGGTAAGCCGTGATGCAAGTACGCCTTCAAGCGTATTGGCGAGTTGCGCAGGATTCGTCATTTCCCTTGCGATCTCCAACGCTATTTTGTCGTCCAGTCGTAAGGCAAGACGGCGAAACACGTTGTTAAACAATGTGATTGGCGTACTTAAAAATGAAGGCAGGGGAAGCCCAAGATCGCGCCCGGTTTCAGTGCCAAGCCGACGCAATTTAACGTTAGGCGTTCCTGCTGCTTTTACTAGACGTTCAAACTCCAATTCTCGCAACATATCTTGCCGCACCGCGTCAATGTGACTTTTTTGCTGCGGCGTCAAATTTGCGGTAAGGCTATCAATGCGCTTTTGTACTTCAAGCGCGTTTGCGCCCGGAGGAAGCGGCGGAGCCAGTTTATTGCCCGATGCTTTTGCCAGTTCATTTATTCGCGCCAGCCGATCCGCGTCCCGCGCAACAACGTCTAGCCGCGCGCTAAGGTTCATCCCCGCGTCATCTAAAATGCGAAGGGGGTCGGCGTATTTTTTGACAAACTTTGCGTGAGCTTCTGGTGTCACGCGCCCCGCAGCGTCTACAACTTCGCGACGATACAGATCTTCAATCCCCGTACGCGCTACGCGCATCGCGTCCGCGTTTTGACCAAACATCGTAACGAACTGTTGCGCTTCTCGTTCGCCTTTAGGCTGAAAGAATGTTTTGATTACGTCGTCAGGATTGAGCTTAGGCTCATTTAGCGCGGTTTGACGGAATAGATTCGCGTTAACGCCCGTCTTGAACCGAGGCGCGTACTGCGTGCGATAGGTGTCCAGCGCCTGCTGGTAAAGCGTTTTTGCTTCATCCGGCAGCGTGTCGCTAGTTTTTACCGCGTCATCAATCGTTTTGTGCAACTGCTCCATGTTGCGAAACGTTTGCGCGGCTGCAGGATCACTAGACCGCGCAGCAAGGGCCACATCCGCGTTGACTGCTTTTCGGATGTCGTCAAGCTGTTCTAGCGTAAGCCCTTTTAATGGGTCTATGCCGGCAAGTTTCCGAACCGTAGTAGGTGCAGTGCTTGGGTCAAAAGAAGACAACGGGCGCCCAAGAATGTCTTCGGCCTTATCGACCACATTCGCAACGTCAATCTTCGTCTTTCCCGCAGCCGCAAACGCGCGGTCAAACGCGGGGCGAGTAACGGCAGTTTTAACCGCTTGACGTTCCGCCTTTGCCGCGTCAATAAGGAACTGACCACTTTCGCGCTGGCTGACCGACGTTAGATTTGAGTCTATCTTGTTTATCAGCCTATCAGCTGCAGCCTTAAATCGCTCATCAACACGGGCTTGTTGCGCCAGCCGCGCTTCGTTTGTCTGCGCCGCCATGCGGGCATATGTTGACGCGACTTCGGGCACCTGTTTTGCTTGGGCTTGCAGTTGCGCAAAAGGCGCGCTTCCGACCGGCGCGGCGAGTTCGCCCGCCGTGGGCGCAGCGCCAGCAACGGCAGGACGTTGACGCAAAGCGTCGACAATATCGTTGCCCTTACCGTCCATCGCCTTGAGGTACGTATCGGCTTTAAGGTTGCGCAGTCGGTTGTAATACTCTACTGCTTTTCCGGCTGCTGGCCCAAGCACACCACGCCCGAACGCTTCCATTGTCGCTCCAACAGCGACATCTTTAGCCGGTTCGTAAAAGGCTTCCGCAGTCGTTTTAGGTCCTTCTCTATACCCAAGTTTAGTTTCCAACACGTCTAGCGCGCCTTTACCAAGCGCGTATCCGCCGCCAGAGCCGAGAACCGCCCCTGTCACAGTGCCTATTGGACCTGCTAAAGCGCCGCCCAATGCGCCTGCGGCCCCGCCTGCTATGCTTGCGCCAGCTTCAACTGAAGGCCGCACAAACTCAATGACGCGGCGCCCAAAAGGAATTTCATTTGGCCGCGCAAGCGCAAGCGCAGGCGCTACTTGTGTGGCTGCGGGCGCATTTGCAAACTGCGCAAACGGGTTCGCCGGTTCAGCAACATTATCGCGCGGCGATTCAGCGGGCGCTGCAAATCTAGCAAACGGATTGTCGGCCATTTATTTGCCTTTTTTCCTTGCGCGCGCCGCTGCGCCAGGACCAAAAACGGCGTCAAACTGCGCGTCAGTGCCCTTCCCCGCCAACAAATCGTTAACGGCTTCTGTGGGCGGCGTTTTAGGCAACTGAAAATTTGGGAATTGTTCAAACTTATCTTCGTACTGTGTGTTGTACGCTTCTGCAACCCGCCCTTTAACGCGCTCCGCGTATAGCTCCACTTGTTTTAGCTGCTCAAGATAGGCGTTTCGGCCTTTCGTTGGGTCTAAATTGGCGACCATATCCGCCAAAATTTTCCACTCTTGCGTCGCGATTGACCCGATGGCGCCGCCTGCGGATGCGATTGCCTTTCCTAGTCCTGTAACTTTGCCTCTAAGCTCGCCCATAAGCGTTTCGGCGCGCGCCGCAGGGCCTTCCGGCATTGAAAAAACGCGGGCGCTAAGCCCCGTCGCGCCCGAAAGCCCGGGGGCGGTGCTAATACGTTGTATGACGTTCAGAATGTCATCGGACTTATCTATTGAATCAATCGCCGCCGAACGGTTTTTAGACATATCGGCTTTTAGCTTTTCCGTCTGTTGCGCCGACATCGGCTTAGGCGCTGCGGGACCGCCGGGAATAGCTTCAAGGTTGCCTTCAGGCGTAAACCGATATCCGGGAGGCGCCTTAGGCGTTCCGCCTTCGCCTCCCGTTTTAGGAGCGCGCCGTGCTTCTGATATCGCACTAGCAAAGTCGACCAAACTGCCTCGAAACCCTTGTTGAACCGCTGCCGCGTAATCGCTTTGAAGATTGGTAGGTTTAGCAGGCATTGAAGGTGGCGTTTTGAATTCGCCACCCACAAAAACGGCGCCGCCGCCCGGCACGACTTTTGGCGCGGCGGCCTTAGCTGCTTCATTTAGTATCGCGCGTGCGTCTGCGCTGGTTCTTACTAAACTTTCCAATGCTGTAATTCGTTGTTCCGGCGGCAATCCAAGCAAATAGCTGATTTCTTTAGATGCGTTAATGCCTGAGCTTTGAAGTGTGTTGTTAATTAGTGTTAAGTTGTCGTCAGAACTATCTCGCATTGCAGCCATCAACGCGGAACCAATCATATTGCGTTTGTTTGCTTCAGTTGTTTGCTCGCGCTGCGCGCGTTGCGCGGCGATATTCTCACGTCGAACCGCCGCCGTTTCTTGCCCGGACGCGAACTGCTGAAGCGCCATCGGGTCCGCGCCGTACTGTCCGCCGAGCGTCCGCGCTCGGGTCAAGTCATACTCACCTGTCTCCGGGTTGTACGACTCTTGCAGACTGCGCCGCAGCGCGTTCTGTTCTTCAACGCCGCGCTGATACGCTGCCATCCTGAGCGCGTTCAATTCCTGCTCTTGCCGCGCTGAACTAATTTTGGCGGCGGCCGCCTCCATATCTAATGGATTAAGGACCTTGATCGGTCTAACGCCTTGCGCAATGATCGCGTTAACGTCCGCCATGTTATACCCTTTATGTTAATACAAACTAGCCATCGGCCCGCGACCGCTGTTGGCGAGTTGTCCTAGCACTCTGTTTCGTTCACGTTCCATCGCAAGTTTTTCTTGTCCTTGCTTATACTGCATATATTCGCTTGCTGCGCCCGACAACGCGTTAGCCGCGCCCATGTACCCCGCGCCGATGGTGGCACCGCGTTGCAAGCCCGCTCGAAGGTAGTTTTCACCTAAGTTGGCGCCAAATTGACCGAGATAGCCGCTCATCTGCCCGGCCGCACCCGTCAATGCATTGGCACTCGTTTGCCCAACTCCTGCAAGCGATTGAAGTGGGTTCAACCGGGCCTGCCGTTCCGTCTGATACCGGTTAAAGGCGTTCATGTACTCTTCAGACGCCATCTGTTGCCCGAATCGTTGCGCGGCTTTAAGCGCCGATCCAGAGATCAGCCCGCCGCGCGCCGCCGCCTGCCGCTCAAGCGCCTTTTGTCCTTCGGCCAGACGGAACGCATAGCCGGGATCCGCTTGGAACTGTTGCATTCCAAAGGGCGTGTACTGCGAAGCCAGCGGAATCAGCTTGTTGAGCGCCTGTTCGCCTGCGCGTCGCCACGGGTCTTGAACTTCTTTTTGCTCGCCGTACATCTGGCGCTGCTCTTGCAGCGCCTCACGCTGTATGGCGGCAGACTGCTCGGCCGCAGCGCGTTCGGCTTCAGCTTTCTTCTTAGCTGCTTGCCTAGAAGAAGCCGCGCCAATGATTGCGCTTCCGATGAGGGCGGTTCCGGTTGCTATTCCCATGTTTGCACCTCTTTGATAAACGTGCGCTCCATCGGGCGAAAGCCAGCACGAGCGTAGACTTTTTCCATTTTCTCGGCGTTTTTATCTTCAAGCGCAATCATGAACAGCGCAGCAGCACCGTTGTCGGCCGCCCAGTCTTCAATCGTGGTAAACATTTCCTTGCCAAGCCCGCTACCACGATGCTCAGGATTCAGCCACCACCACAATTCTTGGACGACCAGATTGCCGGGGCTAAAGTAAAGCGAGTACAAGATAGCGCCAACAATACCCACAACGGCGCCGTCTGCTTCGGCAACCCACATGCTGACGGTTGACGAGTCAACGGATTGCAAATAGAACTTGGAGTACCCGTCTTCATCGAACGGAACTACGTTGTGCATGGGCGACGCGGCGTGAAATTTTTTCCCAAGCTCTAGATAGTGCGGAAGATCCGCCGCAGTCGCTTTGCGGACAGGCATTATGTCACCTCGCGGCCGCTGACGCGCATATTGATCGCCGTTGCCGTTCCGGCGATCGTGCTGATGAAGTCACCTGGCCCAAGCACTTGTCCGACCAGTTCCGGGAACGTGTAGACCTCGGCCGGCTGAAGCGTCTTGGTCTTGGTGATCAAGTCTGCGTTGCCCGCCGTGCCTGCGACCGTCACTAGATTGACGCTGATCGTCGCGGCCGTTGCGCTGTAGTTCGTCGCCGTGAACTTGTC